GTCTTGGGATAGTGCTATGGTATGGTGTGCGCCTATGGGCGTTCATACTTTCGGTTCATCTTCTGCTATTGCGGAGTGGACAGAGGCTTGTAAGGAGTTGCATCCTGAATACTTCCCTGAACCAAGCGAAGATGAACTATAATGAAAAAACACCAAGCCGGACTTCCCCAAAGGGAAGCCGGAGGGCTTGTTTCTGCAAAGATACCAATACGTATTCTCGTAAGTGTTGTGATGGTAGTTTGTGGGCTCAAGGTATTGGAACTATTTATTTGATTGATGACGAATGATGCTATCCAAGAATCTTTCCGTCAAGGAGGTTACTAAAAGTGCTACGGCTATCAAGTATGGCATTAATAATGAGCCAACGATAGAGCATTTAGAAAACCTTAAAGCCGTGGCAGAAAACATCTTTCAGCCGGTGCGTGAAAGGTTTGGTGTGCCCATTGCGGTAACAAGTGGGTATAGAAGCGGAGCATTGAATGATGTGATAGGTGGAAGTGCTGCAAGTCAGCATTGCAAAGGGCAAGCACTTGACCTTGATGCGGATGTTTTTGGAGGCATTACCAATGCCGATATCTTCAATTTTATAGCCGACCACCTTGAGTTTGACCAACTTATATGGGAATTTGGAACAAATGAAAATCCAGCGTGGGTGCACGTTAGTTATAACAAGGGGAAGAACCGTGGGGAATCACTAATGGCCTATAAAGAGAACCGCCACACAAGATACAAGCATATATGAAGTTTTTAGAGATATTTAAGAATAGCAACGATTGGAATGAAAAGACAATCATAGGATTTTTGTCATTTGCCGTGATGGTTATGGTAATGTTGGCTGATGTGATTACCGGTGCTTTTGGGAAAGACCTTGCTATTAACGAGTTTACTTATAATTCGTTCGTAATTGTAACATTAGGCTCATTTGGTGTTGCAGGTTTAGAAAAGTTTGCTTCTAAAAAGTCAGAGTAATGAACGAAGGAGATATTAAATTGTTGTTGCTTAATGCAAGCACCTTCATCATTTCTTTTGCACAAATAGAAATGTTGCTAAAGATTGCCCTTTTGTTAATTTCTATTGGCTATACTGCACAAAAGTGGTATTTAATGCACAAGAACAATGAGCCAAGAGACTAAATCTTTTCTCAAGGACAACTGGTCAATGTTGATATGGCTTGTTGCGGCAGTCTTTGCCGCAGGTGGAATTTATGCAGAGTTCTCATCGCTCAAGATGGAATTGAGCACCGTACACGAAAGGCTTGACAAAAAGATTGTTGTCATAGAGAATTTAGAGGAGAGAATCTACGATATTGAAAAACATATAGAATACGAAAAAGGATATAATGACTCACAAAGAAACAGCCCAAGATAGCTTTGCAGACTTTATTAATGAACTAACAAATCAAGAACAACCAACTTGTAATTTAGAAAATCCTGACGAATGCGAGGCTTGTGGCTCATAGGCGTAGCGTTCCTAATCCAATCTTGTGGTGCATCGTGGCACCTGAAGCGTGCGATTGCAAAAGACCCGGACATTGTGGTAAGTCAGCCAATAATAGTGGACACAACCGTAATAACCGAAATAAAGGTCGCTAAAGGCTTATTCCAAATCAACCGGGACACTGCCCTCTTTTTGGAACAAGATGGCGTTAAAACGTCTATAAACATCCTTCACGACACTATTTGGGTAGAAACCACTTGTCCACCGGATACCATAACGGTATCCAAAGAAATTTTAGTGCCCAAGGTTGTGTATCAAGAAAAGTTGTCTAACTTTGATATAGTTAAGTTAGTTATAATAGTTATAATTATAATTAGTTTAATAACCTTCTTCAGAAGGTTAATTAAATAAACCAAATGGGAATAGTAGACACACTTCTTGCGATTGATACTTCAATCCACGCCAACTTCAATGATTCTTCAGCGACAAGCGAAGAAAAAGAAGCGATACGAAGCATAAGCCGACACATATACAAGCTCATAGGCAAGTACGATATTGAGAAAAGCGAACGACTTTTAGATGCAATGGACTAATGAAATTGAGATTAGCGTTGGTAAAGTTCCTTCCCTTAACGCCTTTTACTCCAGCCGCCATTGGACTTTCCGAAAGCAGCAAAAGGATAAATGGAAGAGAGAAATTGAGAGCGAACTTAACCGTTATGATGTTACTACTTACGGAAATGCGAAAGTCCATATCCGTTGTAACTATCGCTACGACCTCGATAATTGTATTATGGTTTCAAAGTTTGTTTGTGATAGCCTTGTTGACTTGGGATTTCTTCCTAATGATTCCCCTAAACATATTGGAGAGATTAAACTCTCGTATGATAACACGATTACAAAAGATACTTCAATAGTAAAAATATATCTACGTTAGTTCCCTTTGTAGATTAGTTGGTTGGATGACCCCACTTCGGTGGGGTTATTCTTTTTATCAACTTTTTTTTGTGAATCCGAACAATTTATTTAACATTGTTCTGTTCAACCAACTTAAAATACTATGAAAGACGAACTAATCAAGGTTTACGAAGCTGAAATAGAGGCTCTACGAACCGAACTCGCAATGACTCGCCAATATATCTACCGTGAGTATGAGCTTCACAAGGGTATTTCCAACGAGGCTTGTCAAGATTTAATCAACCAATTCATTAAACTTCACAAGAAATGATTTACACAAGGGAACAAATCGAAAGTTTAGTACAAGTTGCCGATGCTGATGGCGTGTACACAATGTTTATAGACCAAGGCCTCTTCGAAGATGCGGCCTACGTTGAGGAAAAATACTTTGAACTTTAATTTAACTATATATGAAAACAGCAACTATCAAGGACGTAATGTTCGAAACAACGTGGAACGACTTTAAAATTTACAAGCTCCACCTTGACAATGGCCAATCCGGTTCTATCCTAACCAAGACTTGGGAACCAAAAGCCGGTGAGGAATTTACCTACACTTACGATGTAGAAAAATCAAGATTCAAAAGGGTAAACCCTAATAGCAACTATTCCGGAGGCGGTGGAGGGTATAAGCCTTCAGCCGGAGGCGGTGGTTCAAAGGACAAGTTAATTGTCCGTCAGGTAGCTCTAAAAGCTGCCGTAGAATACGCAGCAGGAATGGGCCTCAAGGCTTCCCAAGTATTGCAGGTAGCAGATATCTTCAATGATTGGGTAAACCAAGAGAAAAAGCAGGAAGCACCAACACCTGCACCGGCACAAGTTCGTGAGCAGGAAGATGACCTGCCTTTCTAATTTAAAAATACTCGCAAGGGGTGGGCTGAAAACCCACCCTTTTTTTTTATAATTGGGTATGGAAGATTTAGAACGATTTATACAAGAAGCATTATGGCGCAAAGATTTGGCGTACAAGGAACTTGCAGTAGATTACTACCGACTGCAAATTGAATACGCTGAACTACGTGAGCAATACGAAATAATGCTTCGCAGACTTGACATAGGGAACGATGATGAAGAATACGATTGATTTTAGCAAACTACACGAAGATTTATTAGCGGTACGAGAAGGCCGTGTAAAAGAAGGATACAAGTTTGGTCACGAAGCCATTGACCAATTCCTTCGATTCAAACCAAAGAACTTTAATATCATACTTGGCCACGCTAACGTGGGTAAAACAAGTTTGACTATCTACCTAATGCTTGTGCTTTCATTGAAGCACGGTATTAAATGGCTCATATATTCAAGCGAGAATGAGCCGTATTCCATAATGAAAAAGCTCATTGAGTATTACAATGGCGAGGTGCTTGAGAAACTATCACCGGCAAAGTTTGAAACAAGCCTTATGTACTTGCAGCAGTTTTTTGTGATTATGGACATATCGGACTTGCTTACCTACAAGAGCTTGTTAGAACGTGCTCAAGAGGTTTATGACGAGTGGCCGTACCAAGGCTTCTTGATAGACCCGTACAACTCTCTCGCAAAAGATAAGGACGCTTTGTCCGGCCTTACCGGACACGACTACGACTACCTTGCGGCAAGTATGATGCGTATGTTCTGCTCGAAGAACAATGTGAGCATTTGGCTAAACACCCACGCAGTAACGGAAGCGTTACGGAGAACCAACAAGCGAGGTCAAAACTACGAAGGCTTTCCAAGCCCACCAATGGCTGCTGATTCTGAAGGAGGCGGTAAGTGGGTCAACAGGGCTTCAGATTTTATGGTAATACACCGGTACTCGCAGCACCCTACGGATTGGATGTATAGCCACTTGCACGTTCGCAAGGTCAAGGAGATGGAAACCGGTGGCCGACCAACGGCAATGCAAGAACCTGTTGTACTACGAAGCAAGATTGGGAACGTAGGCTTCGAGATAGCAGGTGTCGACCTTATCAAGCAAATGCGAGAAAATAATGAGCAACTAACCCTGTAATCCAATTATTTTTTTTAACATTGAGAATATAACCAACTATTTCTACTATGAACATTTTCTATTTACATTCTTGCCCTGACCGTTCAGCAAGACTTATGTACAACAAGCACGTTGTCAAAATGATTCTCGAATCAGCTCAACTGCTATGTACTGCCCACCGTGAGTTGGGCAACGACAATGTGCCTTACAAGGCAACACACAAGAACCACCCGTCAGCGGTATGGACTCGTTCCGATGCCAACCACTACCAATGGGTTTACCTGCATATGATGGCTCTTGGTCGAGAATACACCCGTAGATACGGCCGTAAGCATTTGACTATTGAGAAATGCGAGGAGGTACTTGCCGACTTGCCGCCCAACATTCCAATCAACAAGTTTGAGCAACCACCACAATGTATGCCAGACGAGTACAAATCTGCCGACACGGTTGAGGCGTATTGGAACTACTACATAGGCGACAAGCACCGCATTGCTACTGCTAACGATACACTACTTGCACGATGAGAACACGAGAAGAAATACTTGACTACATACAAGACCGTATGAGTGGGCTTGGCCAATGCGATTGGTACACACCACTATGTTTTGTTGAGGAAATGAAAAGCCTTGTATACTACGAAAGAAAGAAAAGTGAAGAAGCACACGAAGATATATCTTGAGTACTTTAACTATGGCCTTGAGGACTTCATACCTTGTGAGGTATGCGGTTCCAAAGCCGTAGATATCCACCATATCGAGGCACGAGGTATGGGAGGCTCAAAGGCAGCTGATACGATTGAGAACTTGATGGCCGTATGTAGGCCTTGCCACGTTAAGTATGGCGATGTTCCAAGCAAGAAACAATGGCTAAAAGATATACACAATAGACTACTATGATTATTTTAGAACAAAGAACTTCAATTCAAGAGTTGTGGGAAAGCGTATGCAAAGAGCATAACGTAGAAAACAACAGGCAACGATACAATGTAATACACCGCCACGCTTTTGCCGTGGCCTGTTTGGACAACACAATGCTTTCAATGAAAACCATAGGCAATATAATTGGCAGAGACCACGCCACCGTTATACATAGCAGAAAGAACCACAAGTGGAATTCAATTCACGACAAAACATATATGCGCCTTTACCACTTTTTCTCTGAAGAAGTAGCAAAATGCGCTGAAGAATATGATGCCGGTTTACAGGAAGTAATAAGCAACAGGGTTGCGAGAGTTGGAGACGACTCTTTGGTTGGCCAATACAAGGATAGCTATGAACGAAAAATAAAGCGTTTACAGGATAAATATGAAACGGAGCTTGAGGTTCTTCAACATAAACTAAAAGCTACTTCAAAAGCCCTTAAAAGGGCTGATGAAAGAAACGTGTTTCTAAATAATGAATGTTTAAGATTAAAAAACCTACTATGAAGCAGATGAAACAGTTCCTACGCATAGCCAATGCAAGACTACGCAAGGTATACAAGAACAAGCAGCAGAGAAGTGCTTGGGCAGCGAAGATGTATGTAAGATGGCTAAAGAGACAAGATAACCTTTAACACCAAAGAGAAATGAAACAAGGAACATTAGTATGGATAGTAGCATCAGTAGAAGATGATGCACTACAAGTAAACTGCGACAAGGATGAGATTGTAGTAGAGCCTCACGGATTTAGAGCAATGCCTTTGTATGCAGATAAGCAGTGGGTAAAGCCACTTACTGAAGAGGAGATTGAAGAATACAACAAGAACCTTTAAAACAAAAGAGAAATGAAACTATTCAAGAGAAGAAAAGAGATTGTATTAGGACATCACCACATTGCAACTGATGTTAGGGTTAACATCACAACAAGCCACGAGGAGGGTGTTGTCGTACATTGTCAAACAAAAGACAACAAAATGATAAGGTTAAATTTTACAAATCACGAGGCGTTAGATATGGGTTTGATTAACCTTGAAGTATTACAGCCTTATTTTAGAAAACCTTTAACACCAAAGAGAGATGAAAGACACGCTCCTTGAACTAATGAACCGCGACCTAGAAGAGTACGGTATAGAAAATGATTGACACTATAATAGGTATAGTAATAGTGTTAGCCTGGAACGGGTACCTACTATACCGCTGGTATAAACAAGAGGAATAAAATGGATAGACTAGACTACGATCTAAGAGACTACTACGCACAAGAAGAGGAGACCTGCCCGAACTGCGGGGAGTGTATACTAGAAGAATACGATAGCTGCAACTGTGAAGAAGAGGAAGAATAAAGAG